GTTTCCCAGTCACGATCGGCAGGAGGCGAGTGATAAGCTATTACGGTTCCAGCAGTAAGCTGGAATTGTGTAAAATCTCCAAACAAAATTGGACCTATAGGTAGTACAAAATCAGCAGCCCAAGATATATTAGATCCTTTGACGCCACTAACATCGACAGTAACATCAGCAGTCATTGCCTGAATTGCATAGAAATTTCCAATTACTGCGCCCGTACCATTAATTAAAGTACTACCATTAGCTCCATGATCTTTTATTTCTGCATGTGATTGCAGCCTAAGAATGGAATCTAGTTTACGTTCTTCACTCATGATGTAGAATTAACCTCATCGGGTAATGCATTTAGTATTGTATCATTAGGGCTTCCAAGAATTGCTCTAGCTTCTCCATTCAGTATGGATTGCGCAACTCTTTGTGCAAAATCTAAAGGAACGGGATAGTTGGGGGTATCATCCCCCGATAATACTCCCCCAACTTTCCACGCTTCGTTAGGATCTTCAAATATGCCACGAATCATATACAACTGTGGTGCTCGCGGTAATTGATTACCATTAGCATCCCTCCGTCGAGTTGTATATGGTGGTATATCTGAAGGGTTAGTTATGTAGATGTGATTATCTACATAAATACTCCTACTTTCATTATTGGTATATTTGTTATATCTCGTTACATATTGAATAGCATGATAGTCAGCAAGAGGATAATTTTCGCTTCTATCTGTGGGTCCCACATAAGTAATTGCAGGTTTTTGACGCAATCTAATAAAATTAGGTACTGGGAGTACAGTTCTTAGAACAGGTCGATTATGCCCAAGCATATCTGTAAAACGCCCACGTTCCTCTTCATTAAGTTCTATGAACTCTATTGCTTCAATTTCCTGCTCATACTCTAATAATCTTTGACCAAATCCTGCAATACCATTTTGATTTAAATCTCTACGAATTAGTAATGCTCTGTATTGCTTAATCCAGAATTTTACTAATCGTTCATTTGTTTGATAGGTGTTATTAACACTTCTACCATGAGACATAATATCAATAATGCTAAATGCAAGTTCATTTAAGGTCATTATCTATCACTCAATTTAATAACAAGATTCAGCTTTTCAGCAAGATCGTCTACATTATCTCCAAGTTGTCCAATATCTTCTTCAATTGCTTGAAAACCCTTAGCGTGACTTGCATTAGTACTATCAAAACGATTGTTTAGAATTGTAATCTCACTTGTATGTTTTGCAAGCAATTCTTGCATCAATTGTCTAGATAGTGCGCCCTCTTTAGTTGCTTCTGCAAGAGCATTAACAAGCTCTTCATTACCATCTTTTATTACTCTCGTTTCCTCCTTTAAGAGATTTCCTATTTCTGGAGACAAACCTCCAATAACATTAGCAAGTGTGGTTCCACCACCCGCACCAATTAAAAGAAGAATCATCCCCCAAAGCACCTGTTTTGGCACCTTGTCCATTATAATTTTATACAATTTACTATCACCCTCAGTGTTTTTATTTTTTTCGGTCATTTTCTTTATGATTAAACACCGACAAAAGGGGGGTCTATTATATGAGTATAGGGGAGAGGTTTAACGCCCCTCCCCTTATCTCATTACTTACAGGACTATCTTACGATACACCTAGGAATGTATTCAGTGTGCCAGCTACACCAGTGGCAAAGGCAAGAATGATTTCTTGCTTTTCAAAACTACGGTTAACTGCGAGATCCATGCTATTCTCATGAAGAATAGTATACATGTCGTAGTTTGTACCAGCTACAGCATTTACAGGAGGATCAGCCAATGAGCCAAGAATTCCTGTTTCTTCAAAGTAGCGTCCAAACGTACCTTTTGCATTCTTCTCAAGCTGAATAATCTGATCAGAAGAACCAGATCCAACATCAGCACCAGAATTAGTAAAGGTCATAGCTATAGTTGCAAGATGCTCTTGCTTCTGAGCAGCTAAAAGACCTGTGAAAAGACGTGCAGTTACAGTTAAAATTGTACCCGGTACAGTTTCAGCAGAAGTACCAGCAAGATTACCAGTAACATTCGCGATTGTAGCGCCAGCATGTCCTTTCGCGCCATTAGCAGCGAAAAGAAGATCAGCAGAAGGTGCTCCAGGATTAGTAACTGTAAGGCCATGATTAGCAAGAATCGCAGCAGCATGTGCAGTTACAAAATCAGCAGCAGTTGTGTTAAGGTTAGTATTAAAGGTGACAAGATAACTTACACCATCAATAATAATATTTGCTGTACCTGAAGTACCAGTAAGAGTAAGCGTACGCTGAAGATTACTCTTTGCATCAAAGAAACCGTTGTCAGAAGTAGCGCTGTTCATTTTAGAAATAAAAGCACCAATTGTATCAACAACAGCCTGTGTAGCAGGTACACTAATTTCAAATGCTTTACGAGTAAAAGGCTCAGATCCTTTGGATAGATCCATAACCTGAAGTCCGTAAGTTGCACCACCCGTAGGACCTACTGGGAATCCAGTAATTGCTACAGAGCTTTTTACAGGAGGTACATAATCCAATTTATACGTAGATGTCTTAGCTTTCGTAAGCATATTTGTAATAATTGGAGAGGTAGCATGTCCAAGAACAAGCTGATACTGTGCAGGAGCAGCAGCGGTCATATCAAGACCAGTACCATTTTGATCAAATGCTGCAATTTGTCCAGCAGGAACAGCAGCAGGATTTGCATATATTGTTGCAGGTCCAGCGGTTCCTGTGTTCTGAACTAGAACGCGATTAGGGCGACTCATGTTATTCTTCGTTAGTTTGATTTATTATAAACATATTTACAGCCATTTCGACGATCTCTCTGTGAGTATATTCAGGAAGTTCGCTATTTTTATCCGTATTAACTTCTGTTGGCTGATGTAAATAATCTAGAATAACTTGTTTAGCGATAAATGTTTTATCAGTATAAACGTCAATTCCAGTATTTGATACAGTAGCTAGTGGATATTCTGATGTACTTTTATTATGAGGATCTCGAAGCATCGTATGAATATCATCATGTTGTGATGTTCTTAATCTTCTTGTTAGAGTACTAAAATCTGTATAAGGTTGAGGTAGCGTTGCAGCCACTCTCGATCCAGCAGTAATTTTGTATAAATAATTACCTACTCTCGCTACCTCCATCTCAACCTTTTGATTCAATAAATAAAGAAAAGGTTTACTTAAATTGTTAAGTTCTATCCTATCAATAAGCCAATCTGTATTATAACTTGGAGGGGTATGAGAAGTTGGTATAATAACTTCCTTTACAACTAATGGGCTTAAATTATCAGTAATGCGCTGACTTTGTTCAAATTGTAAAAAGTTCTGATCTACAAATCGCTTAATTGACTCATTAATATAGTAGTATATATCATGAGTCAATAAATTTACATTTTTGTAGTTTGTGATCTTAGATTCTGCAATTTGGATAAATGCAGCGAGCATTTCACGTCCTGACATTATGCACCTTCAGCCTCTAGCTGAGTTCTTACAGTTGGATCACTAACAAGTGAAGCTGACATTAATTTAATTGCAATGTTTACGATATCTCCATGAGTGTGATCAGATAATTCACAATTCACATTTCTGCTCGTATCGACACTATCATAAACCATCTTATCAGGATTTGCTACATACACTACACGGCCTTCAGTCATTGTAGTATCTGCATCACAAAAGATATGCATAAACTTTTCCCTAAAGAGAAGCCTAGGACTTCTTATATAGGGTTTATTAAACGCTGTAACTCTACAAAATGGAATTTCAGCGTGGGTTATCCCCGTTACAGGAATATACTGGTTTGTGAAAATAGGCTTTATTCCAGTTCTAGAAATATTTACTTCCGTACCAACAAAAAACATAAAGTTCTCAGGGTACGGAAGTAAATACTCATGCTTTGATCCTAGAAATACATCCTCTGCTTCTAATACCGGGAGTAATATAGCCTCTGTTACAACTTCTTGTAGATCAGCGATACGATATGTTGTATCTTCGAATCCAGGCTCATTACCACCTTTGAATCTATCTTTGATAAATTCAACTTGGGCTATATTGAGATACTCCGTAATTTCTTGGGGAAGAAAAGCATCTCTAGAACTAGAATCAATCTTTTGAAATTCTAATTCTACACTTCGGATCATTTCTAGAAGAGTCATTATCCCTCTACTTTCTCTAATGCTTCTTCAGCAGCCATAAGATTAGCTTCTCCTACTGGAGTACCAGCCCTATCTTCTTTTTTAGAAGCATACATTCCTTTAATCTGCCTAACCAACTCACTATTATCTTTATTTCTAAACCAAGTACAAGCTTGGCCGAGACTATGCCCTAAAATCTCATCAGCATACATAATAGCGTTACCACTCTTATATAGTACATCAAGATTTATCATATCAATAATGCCGGCTTTTAGCTTCAATTGGGGGTCTGAAGCCACATTCATGAACTTTTTTGGATCACTCTGAACAATTAAGGCAAGAGCATTTTCCTTATCTAAACGATCAGAAGCGTGATGCTCTTGACCAAACATAAGCAAAAGTCTATTTAGAGTAACATTATCATCTTTATCCGCAATAATCTGCGCATATTGTACATAAGCCTCAGTAACCAATTTTACTTTTTCGCTTTGGTTTACTTTTGCTCTCTCTGGATCGTAAATATAAAACTTTTTACTAATTGTTGCATCCATTTCCTCCTTACTCGAAGCTACAAGAGGATGACTTATTGCCCATCGACCATGAATCCACTGCAATAAATGTAGAGGTTCGCCGTTTGCTATACTCATGTTAAGATTAAGTCCAGCAACATCAACTTTTAAAGTAATGTCAGCAAAAAATTCTTTTATTTTTGCATCATAATCAGGGTTAACACCTTTTGTAACACCTAAATATCGTGCAACATATTTGTGTACTTCTTCCTCAGTTAATCCTCTATGGGGGATAGAGCCGTTAAATACACTACTCAAGTATACATTTGCCTCATTCCTAACAACTTCAGGAAGAAGTTTAATATCTGACTCTTTACGCCTAATTTGTATTTCTCTAATTACGTTTTCCATATTATCGGTTTTAATTGGTTATAGGGGTTCCAGATTGCTCCAGAACCCCTATTCCAATCTATCACTCATCTATCTTCTTACAGACCTGCAACACACTGGAGATCCAGTGAAGTGTCAAACCTGCGAAGCAAGACATGTCCAGTTTTCAACCAATGTACTGAAGCGCCATCAATATCCGTTGCGCGAGTATCATTTCCAGAGAATCCTTTAGGAATCACTGAACCTGCTACCGCCCAACGCAACATTTCACGACCTTTTTTAGAAACCATCATAAGGTTGTTCATTCCGTCATAATTAGACTGATCAACAAATACCATACGATAAGATTCCAAAGGAAGACCTGAAACAGGATGCTTTGGAGAAACATCGGCAACTACACCCTGATCAAACAGAGGTACTTTCACGATGTTTACACGATGACCATCAATGTGCTCATACGTTGTGAAGAAACCAGTACTTGTCAATTGACGACCAGTACCAGCTACAAATTTACCATCATTAAACTGACGATATGCCGCAGAATTCAACTCGCTTTTCATAGCATTGTCAAATTCTTCTGCACCACCCGTACCAGTGAACAAAGTAACCTGCTTATTCTGTGCATCGGTCATACCGAAGAACAGATTACGAATCGCAGTCTTGATCTTATTGGTTGTGAGTGTGGAATAAGTATCCTTATTAGGAATCTGCTCTAAGAGTCCAGGAGCCGTAATAATCGGCTGCCCATTCTCATCAAGAAGATTTGTAATACCAGAAGAATTATATGACTGAGTTGCATACCAGAAAAGAGATTCTTTTTCTTGCTTCCACTGCAACATATACTGCCATTCTTCATAGTCCATCCAGAGATTAGATGTGCTACCATCTCCAGAAGGTACACTAAAGTTAATCACTACATCTTTAGCGTTTCCACTAAACATATAGCTCTTACGGCATGTGGTTAGTTTTTGGCGCACTTTACTAGGTGCTGACCAGTTACTCGCGTTTCCACGTGAGAAGTCAGTTCCTACAGGAGCGAACAACATACCCCAAAGTGTACCCTTAATAGCATCTGTAGCAGGTAGGGAAAGATTGGAATCATTCCTTACAAGCTGTACAGGATAGCTCCAATTTGCGCCATCAGGAGTAGGATTACCCATGATTCGTACCTGCGTCCCACTTTTAGAAACAAGCACATAATCTTTGATAAACCACCGATCTGCAAAACTCAATTGGAACTGAGAACCACCCTTACCTAAAAGGGCACCAGAATTGGTTTTAGCCAGAGCACGTGTAGTTGTAACTCTTGTAGTAACATTGTATTCGTACTCTAGACGATCAATGCTAATTGAATTACCTACACCCTCTGTCATAAAAGAGAGCGGAAACTTCTTATCTTCACGACCTCCCAAGTGCGTAAGCATTGGGGAAATAGTCGCTGGATTCTGAAGTAGTGCCCTTGCGATAGAATTGCTATCAGTCATCTGCGCATCATTGTACGTCTGTTGACCAATAACTATGCGACCTACACTCATAATCAGATTTACTTAGTTAAATAGTTAATAGTTAGTCCCCAATTGAGAGATTAAGCTTAGATACATCTACTTTAGTGTCACTTTTTGGGTCAGCAACTTTTTGTTTGTTCTTAGCTTTTTCTTTTCCTTTGAGAAGTCGTTTTTTAAGGTTTTTTGATTGTTGTGTTTTAGCTTTCGCCTCAACTATACCATCGAGATTTAAACCCTTCATTATTAAAAATGACATTAAAACTTGCTTATCATAACCAAGCTCTTTTGCATCTAAATCTCTCTGAGTTTCTGTTCCTTTTACTGTAGTTGTCATATACTCAATTAATCGAGCATGTTCACTTTTAGGTATAACAACACCAGCTATAGGCGCACCACTACTTAAAGTATCTTTAATACTAGTAAGATGTTCCTCTGCCTTCTTAATTTTATTCTTAGTAATCTCAGCTTGTCTTTCAGCATACTCTTCTTTTGCTTTAGCTTGTTGTTTAACTAGTGCAGCTTTTGCAACAATAGCTTGACCATAAAGAGAACCAGCAGACTCTAACGAATCAACAGCACTAATTACATCTGTTTCATCTACACCTTGGTTTAAGTAGAATTCTCGCATAATAGACTTTTGGATTCCAATATTAGAATCATCATCTACTAGCTTAATATCAGCATAATCTGTTTCGGGATGATTAACAGCAAAATAATCTTTCGCAGTACCCCCGTTAGAGAGATGGGTATGAAATTCACCTAGCTCAGGATACTGCTCAAACATTTGAGATTGTCTTTGATCAATAATTAGATTTAAGACATCATCATTAAATTCCAACACACCTTGGATAGTATCTTCATATCCAGCATCTTCAGCTATTTGTAATCCATATCTATCAGCAAGATCTTGAATTAATGTAGTTTCCTCTGCTGAATTATCATCCTCCTCACCTTCTCCCCCTTCTTCCTCTCCCTCATCATCCTCTTTATCATCCTCAATTTTATCTTCAGGTTGCTCCGGTGGATCGTCACCATCTCCCTCAGTATCAGGATCATGCGTAGTTTCGTCAGGATCTTCCTTTTTATTTTCTATTACACCATTTTTATCTTCAGGATCTTCTTCTTTCTCTTGACCATCAAGAATATCCTCTATCTTCAAGTTTTCAATATCTAATGTAAAGCTTTCAGTCTTTTCTGGACTATCAACAATTGGGTTAGCCATATTAAAAATGCTTATGTTATTTAATCGGATTTATTTAGCAGTTTTTGGTTTGGCTTTAGCAATTTTTAGTTTTTTCTCTTCAATACCCATCTTGTCCTTATGGATATCAAATTGCTGTTTTAAAACTCTTTTTTCTTGTTTATCCTTCTGTGATAATTTATCTCGATCTAAACGAATTTTATTCTCATCTTCAACTCTCTTCTGAATGAATTCATTTTGATCTAGAACTCCATTATCATTCTGATCTTGATCTGCTCCAGCTTCTTTAGCAGCAGCATTAATTTCAGCAACAGCAATTCTTGTTTGATTATCTCTTTGATTTTTAACATCGTCAAGTTGAAGCTTTTGAGCATTGATAGCATTAGCTTCTTGTTGCAATGCTTGTTGTGCTTCTTCTAACTGTCTTTGAATTCTTTCCTGCTCCTTATTTGATTTCTCAATCTCTCTTTGAAGCTCACTCATATTATCTGATAGCATCATTTTCATGATAGTATCAGGAGGAACACCATTTTGTACAAATGCTTGTGTTAAACCTTTAATCTCATTAAGTTGTTGCACTTGTTTAGAATTGATGGTAACTGAGATGCCAAAATCAGTTTCCATAAATTGTTCGCCATCTACAGAAAAGTATTCTATAGATCCGTCAGGTAAAACATAACTACCAGCTTTATTCTCTATAAATGCGACCTTGGCATAGTCGATTAAACTCTCTAAGTCCTTTTCCATGAACTTAGTATATTTATCAAATAAAGGCTCAGTAATATTTGAACTCTGTACAATTGATTGTTCAACAACACCTTTTAAATCAAATTGCCCTACTTCTCCTTTTCTTTGTCTGGATATTCCGGTAAGTTCGGCTAACTCAGATAATACAAAATCTAGAAGTTGTACATAATTAGCAATACTTTTTGCAGTAAGATCTAGTACAGTCTGATGTTGGGGATTCATCAACATGCCTTCTTTCTGGTAGTTGACGAAAAGAATTCCAGTTTGGTCAGCAAATTCCAACCACTGTTCAATAGTGAAATCTGAAGGCTTTAGATTAATATCAAGCTGCGCAATCATATCCTTACCTTTTGCAACAGCATTCTCTAGTCTATATTTATAAATATTGTAGAGAAGCTGGTAAGGAATCATTTGCATTGCATAAGCAACATTTGGTGAATTAATGTCACTATATCTACGACCATTAATAGGTAATTTACATTTACTGTTATTATTAAGAGAATTGCTTTGAACAAGTGACGGTTCAACACCTACATAAATATCCCCATCTATTCTCACACCCTGCCACACCTCATTAGTCCAAATCCACTTAGGCTTAGGTAATGCTTCAGATCCAGCAGAATCTTTGAACTCTTTCCATTCATCCTCTTCAAGAGAAAGTTCGAAAGGTTGTCCACTTTCTTCATCAACACCTTCGATAAACGCTACTCTTTTGCGAGACTTCCAATAAACATATAAAACTTCTACAAGTCTTTCTCTACGAATTTGATCATCTACTAAATGATCTGTTTGTGTACGCAAACTGGAACTAACAATTGTATCAGAAGCTTTAGGGTTCTCTAATTGAAGGACCTGCTCTTTTGTTAATTCATGTCTAAATTCGTCAATAATATCTGAAGGATGTAATAACTTCCTACATATTGCCCAATCCCCATCTTGAAAATATTTTATATCTGGGGATTTATCATAATCATATTCAAGGGGGTTTCCTATTTCATAGATTACTTCATCATCTACAACCCTTTTGTGAGATACAACCTCACCAGCCATTTTCCAATGAAAAAAACCATCTAAGAATTCATCTGCGAGATCTTGATGGTGAAAAATGTACTTCAGCGCAGCTTGACCCATAATGGCTCTATTATCCATAAAGGATGAACTTGCTGCTTCTATAACATCTTCAGGATTTGGTAGCTCTCCTTGAGCAGCTCCTTCTACACCTAAATTCTGAAGAAAATGCTCATATAAATTCTGTACGAGCATTTCATTAATTTTCTTGGACCTCTCAGTAACAACATCTTCATTAGTTACGCTAACTACATAATTAAGAGGTCTTTTTATAAATTCCCCCTGTAGAAGATCAATGGGAGGCTTAATGATGTTATAATTTCGAAGCTTACTAGGAAATTTAGTATTAGAGTGGCCTTGTTTAAATGGGTCTAAGACATGCTCATAATCAGCATCATCAATAATCCCATTATACATTAGATATGTTTTTAATGCGAGTGCTCTAGTCGTATTATGACGTGAAGAAGTTGGAACCTGATCGCTATTTGCAGTTGTTGCACCAGCATAGCGAAAGTCACTCATACCGACAATGGCATCAATAGTGCGTTTAGCCCATGCTTTATTCTTCTTACTTTTAGGTATCGTCTGAGATGGGAATGTAGACGTAGACATTAATTATAAAACATTCGATTAAAAAACTCAACGACGTTGGTGTCTTTCTGATAAGCATTTTCAGGAATTATAGTCCTTCTTTCGCTAACATAAAACATACCAACTAATAGAGCCATCACCCTATCAAAGTTCCCATCGAAGTTAAATCTTATGAGTTCCTCCAACAATGCAGGATCAGTTATATAATGCAATCGAAGCTTTGTAAAACCATCCTCCATTATTTTAATAGGCTCAATTAACCAATCTCGTAAATATATTTCACCTTGTTGTTTAACGGTAGCACTCATAGTAAGACCATAACTTACACTTGTTATAGATCTTCTCATTTTTTGTCTTTTATCCAATATATCTAACTCAGGAATTAAATACTGTAATTTTCGATTAACTTTGGCATACTGTATAACATTACCCCGATTATTTTCAAAGCCGATCATCGCATTATAATATTTTGCAAGCATAAATAATTGCCTATTATAATGATCTTGAGTTGCTGGTCTTCCAACATATGATGCAACGATGCATCCTGCCAATGTTCTACTAGTAGGATGTGGCATTTTTATAACATATGCTGCTCCTAATGATATTGCTGTTTTATCTTTAGTTTGATCTTTAGCATAAGGATCATGCACAATGATGTACATATCCTTCGGCACCCTACCCCCTACTCTAACAGGAGCTTCCAACATACTTATACAACCAGTTAAATTAGTTGCTTCGTCATGTGGAAATTTATAAATAGCAGGATTATCTGTAGTGGGTTTAAACTTGACATTTCCATTAGCGTCTTCATACAATATTCCTTGTGCATTACTCTTGTATAATTTCTTTGCATTTACTATGTTTAAACGTTCCTGTAATTCAGCAATAGGAAATATATTAGCTTGAAGATTAAGAGTAGCTTCTTTTGGTGTAAAGGGAAATTCTGCTGTAAACTGAGGAAGTGCATTATTATCTTTTGCCTCCTTTCTAATCTCTCTTTGTGCCTCTAAATATTCTTTTGCTCCTTCTGTATCTGAATTACCATTTACATCAATAAAACCTTCAAAATTTTGGTAGGCTGGAAAAAAGAAACAAGCCTTTGTACCTCTAGCACCGGTATCCCATATATTTTCAAAAGCTAGACAACCATAAGCATCTGGATCATAAAACATTTCAGATAATCCTTCAAAATCTGAATCATCTGCTCCACCAGTACCAAAAGCGATCATCATTCCAGTAACATTAACACCTTTCTCATATGAGCTTCGACACACTTCCCACGCTTTCTTCAGTCCTGGTAATCTACCTGCTTCTTCAAATACTCCTAAGTTACCTGCTTTGCCGCGTGCTTTATCAGGGTCATCCTTAAGTGTGATTCCATGAATCTCATTCATAGAACCCTTTTCCACATCAACACCCAAATGTGGGATTCGATATCCAGCTTTCTTAAATAACTTCTGATCTACAAGTCTAGGTTGATTAAAAGCAGTATTGGAATCCATGAAGTTCATACCTCTGAAAGCCTTCGTTAGAAAGCCATCTTTGATAAGGTACTCTTCCATATCTGCCATTGCATAACAACGCTGATTCTTACCAGTATTAAACCTTCTGGTAAACATAGATGCGATTTTATAAGAAAAACCTTTACGTCTAGCTTTCAGGATGACCATATGCTTTCCCATTTCTCTTGCCATCTTGACAGAAGTGAAAAAATTATAGTCACCATCCCAAAAACTAGGAAATCCTGATATTTCTTCCGCCGTAACGTCCATATCAGGATTCTCCAAATCCTCAGTATTTAATCTGAGAATAGGATTATAATTTAAATAAAAATAATGATCTCCAGGGAGATATACATCTCCAAACTTTACACCATTATTTATTCTTTTTAACTCTTCATCCCAATAATCAAAATACCCCTGTGTACCAGGAGGATAATCCGTATAATAACCATATTCTGAAAATCGCCTACCAGCTTCAGAATATATATGAGAGTTTATAAATTTATTCTCAGGTAAAATTATCATTGATTGTATTTATTCGTTTGCACATTTCTCCTTGCTCCTGCTCTATTTTCCTCTTCCTTAGCTACTTGATCTTTTAAAGAATTCAAACTCTTATGTAAGTCGGCAACCTGCTTCATATTGTTCATAATATCCTTCACAGATTTCAAACCAAAAATAGGTTCACCATTATCTTTTTTTAAATCAAAATCAATACCATCTAAAAAATCACCAGTTTTATTAATAGTATTAATACATGTATTTAAAAGCTTAATTGTAGGGCTGGTTGTAATTTCCCTATAATGATCTCTAGCAGCAAGAACTAATTTATCAGGTTTCCACTTATATCCATCAAGTGTAAAAATTGCCTCCATTACAACCTGATCTCTATTTTCTCCAGAGTATGCAGCATATGGACTTTTATGAGATACAGTATGATAAATCCAACTTAACTCCATTTTAGCCCGATACTTCTTTCTACCATCGGCATCTCGTTTAGAGCCAGTGTCCCTAGTCCAAATCTTCTTAAATAAAGCAATTGAGGTCATTTCTGGCCTCAATTTTACTTTACCGTTCCCATCTATGATGAAAACAGAATCACTAAGTTGTGTATTAATCATAAATCTGGCGTAAAATCAATACCCCCGGTAGTAGGAATGTGTTTGGTTTTCGAAATAGAAACTTGTTCAATTTTTTTATAACTAGCATTAGATTCTGCAAGCTTAATCTGCTGCATAGCTAATATACTTTTACCGATTCTAATTTGTTGATAAGCAGCTTCGAGATTTATATAAACCCAATGTTTCGCGTCAATCTCTACAGCATGAGTATGACAATCCTTAATTGCAGTAATTACCATCTCTATAGACTCTTGAAAAATATCAATTTGATCAATCTCGTCTAATCCTTCTTCTATAAAAGTCTCATCATCATTTGTATCAGAAGGTGAGAACTTTTTATTACCTAATTTTCTTTGAACACTACCTGCTAAATCTACACTAGTGCCTTCATATTCATGAATGGCATAATTAAGTAAGAAGTTAGCATATTCAAATTGATCAACTAGCGTATCCCTATAAAGTGTCGAAAGGATCGCCCTTAATCTCAACAAGTCCTCTCTGAAGTTTATCTGCGAACTCATCAGCTTCTCTCTTTCTTTTCTGTATCTCAAGTCTTTCTTTTTCTTTAGCGGCTTTAATCTTTTTCTGTATCCTTTTCACTCTTACCGGGTGCGCATTGAATCTACCCACAAATGGCATTCTAACTTCTTCAAGTTCTCCAGATTCAATATCACCACTTTGAATAACAGAGGATATATATTGAGATTGCGCCTTAACAGCTAAATTAACTTCTTTATATGGTAGTTTTAATTCTTTAGCCACTTTCTTAACTATTTCTCTACGATCAATCAGCTTTCGAGACATTATTAAAATTAAATACTACTTTATATTGTTCATCTGGTTTAGGAGAAAGCATGGGGTGTATACTATATACACCTGCTGCATTCTTATTAATTGCTTTTTTCTCAAGTAACCTTTTCATGTAAACATTAATATTAACAAGATCTAGTTCTTTTGAGACGACCTTTTTGTTAGCTGCACTAAATACATAAATACTGGTATTATTTCGTTGATTGCTAATTTTCAATTTAACAAACTCAGTCAATACATCTAATTCTTTCGGCGCTAAACCAAAAGGTCCATTCATTACTTTTAAGTATGCCCTTGTTGATGTTATAGGCATATTTATTTCAATCACTCTGCTCATAATTTATAAAAGATTACTATATAGATAATTAAGATACTTTAATTCATATCTTATGTTTCTTAGACAATCAAATCTCTTATAATTTGCGCATGAGCTTTATCCATAGCTTTAGGTTTTACAGCCCTTGAAGACTGTTTATTTAGTAGTGTTCTTGTCCTACCAATAAAGTAATCTTCAAGAGCCATTTGGATCTTTGGTGCAAGTATTCTATAACCACCATTATCAGTTCTCATGTACCACAATCCACGAATTTTATTAGTTGTTTGACTCAGATTAGGGGCATATCCCGATTCAATTCTCTTCAACATCACTAACATATTATCATATATGACAGGAAGCATCTGTTGAAGTGCTGGATGAAGATTCCTAATATTTCTAGTTTGAAACTCTTGAACTGATCTCAGTAACACCAGATCGTTCTGTTCTCCAGGAAAAATTGATGCTTTGTTGGCTGCTTCATTTACGGGCTGTTCCATTCTGTGTTCGTAGATATAGGTTATCATGATTTCATAAGATAGGGGGTTTGTAAAAATACTTTATAATTTATCGAATAGATCCAAACATCACGAATCTGCATTTAATATATTCTTAATTCCACCAACCCTTGATAGAATACTACTTTTATCAGCCCAATCTATAGAGTCATAGATTTGCTCTATAGCATCTAATTTTTGTTGTGGTGTTATACCTCCTTTATTCCAAGGTTTGTAATTACTCATTACATCAAGACTTGGAAATACCCCACTAAACTGAATACACCTATCATCAATTGTCAGCCACGCAGCAGGTTTTTGAGTCGGAAATTTAAGCTCTCCTAACTCATCAGGAGGCAATCCCCAATCTTTCAATGCTTTCATCATTGCGGCTACACCAGCAGGATGCTTGGATCTGCTACTATAAATCACAGGCTCAAATTCATCAGATGCAAGCAACTCTCTTAACCAGTGAATAGCTCCAATTGTGGGAGGATCTACAATAACATCCTCTCCTTTCCAACCAGATATATAACTATGTAGTACGCCATCAAAATCAATACAAATAACTTTCTTGTAATTCATTGTCCTTTTTGGTAAAATCTATTAGGGTGAAAAATAAGAGTCATCAAATTGTAATGATCCTCTACTTTACACCAAAATTCAAAATCTGATACATCTTCCTCTATGTTATAATTTCCATATTCGACGATACCAGTTATAACTAACCAATCTTTAGCATATCTACCAATTACAACATCATCTTTTTTAAAGACTACTATGTGATCAAATTCCTCCGGTTCAATCCCATCTGGTTGTTTAGGGGTTTTTAGTTTATATATCATCATTCCAGGATTAATTTTAGGAGATTTTAATTTACTTTGAAGCTCATTAATTCCTTCTAAAATATCATTCAATTTCCCATCAACTGTTTTTTCTATCCTCCTCTTATCATTCTCATCAATAGCTCTTTGGTGTTCCTCTTTTGTCATTCTCATCATTATTAGACATCTATTATTTTAAAAAATTCAGGATATTCCATCTTAAAGTATGGCCCATTTTTCTCATCGGGTTTACAAACATGAACACATGTATTTGAAAAAGCAACAACCATGTGCTTAATCCTATTCTTTTTAAAAAAGTCTCCTGCTCTAAATACTAATTTACAAGTTACAGCAGATACTTTTGCATGTATCCAAATATATCCAGGCCATTCTTCAGAACCCTCATTAAACATCATTCTCAAATAACCCTCTAGAACTGGACGACTCTGATCCATAGCAGCTACATCAACAATCATAATTCCCCTCTTATTATCAACAGTAACCAAGTCTTGATGTCTAAAATGATCAGAATATGCTAATTCTTTGTTCCTCTGCTCAATCGTTTTTTCCATAACCTATTCTTTCTAATTCCTCTTTAAACTGATCATAAGGCGCATCAGCATTTATCAAAATTCTTAAAATCTCTAATTCCCTTTTATGCTGCTCAGAGTAACTATTATAAGTTATATTCGAATCCCACTTTATTTCATGCTTGATTACTGTACTTCCCAACTTTTGCGGAAGCTCTACAATCTGGATATCTTTTGGGTGTATACCAGAGAGAACTATTTGTCTTATTTTAAACTCCATCTGCTTTCTATATTCTAGAAGCAGCTTAAATACTTCGTCAGTCATCTTATATCTGTTATTAAGTAATACAAAGGTGATCTTCACTACGTAAGGTTATTGTTATTTCTATTTTCCTTTCTACTTTTGGAATCAAATTCATAAGTATCTACCCAATATTTTTAAACAACTATCTTTATCCCTAGCTTGCTTCATTGCTGCCCACAACTCTTTCTTCATATTATTATCAAGCACATAGAAGCCAGCACTCAATCTAACGGAGTCATCTATTTTGAACTCATCAATAGTAATCCTCTTAGCAGCCTGTTTAATGAGCTTTAGTTTTAATTCCTTATGATGACTATCTTCCAATTTTTCAACAATTAGATCATCAAAAATATATGATTTCATTTTTCAAGCCACCTCTCTATTCTATCAAGAATTCTATGATACCACTTTTTAGGCTCAATAAGATCAAGAGGATCTATACTAGTATTAAACCTTCTATATGGTCGATGCCCTGTCTTTAAAAAATGTATAGATGCTCTATCAATATCACTTGCTCTAAGCTCCCTTGGGTCTTTTTCACTCATTTCTTTTTAACCTCTCTTGGTTTAGATACACTATCTCCATCGAATTTAATCTCCTCTACAGGCATAGGCTCAATCTTTTTCATCTGACTCTCTTGCCAATCACCAGAAACATAAAGAAGCTTGGGTCTACGACTCATTGGGGTCTTTAGCCATCGCTTCCAGAATTTCTTATTATCCTCATTCTGCAATCCCACGCATCCAAGAGTTCCATGAATTCCCCCATCAGGGTGAATGCCAAATCCACCTCGTTCTGTTCTGAATTTCGGCTGAATTGGTATGAAGAAACAAACACCCTTATAGCAAAACGAGTCAGGAAGATCATGCACAACCACATGCTTTCTAAGTACACTATAAAATCCTTGTGGTAATTCTCCCTTTCCATGTGGTCCTGAAATTCCATGATATTTTTCTTTACCCCAGATTAGTACTTCATCATCTGCATCAAAAACTAACATTTATTTGTCCGTATTATTTCCTATATTAATTAATTAAAGAAAAAGGGACTCCCATTTCTGAGAATCCCTGCTTCCTATAAAAGTAAATAAATCCGATTAAGAATTAAACGAGTCGCTAAAGTCCAATCCTTAGTAACTTAAATCGGTATAAAGGAATTAGGTTCCCATCGTATAAACATATTTGTTATATCGGATATGGTTATAGATGTTCCCATTATTTTTTAACAATACCCCCGTTAGTATGAAGAGGGTTTAAAATGGAATACATACTTTTTTTAATATACATCACCCTTGGCTTCGGATTCTGGATTTTTGAAGATTTTGGAAAAGTTAGGTATCATGACCGAACAAGTAGAAATATAGCATTTATAATACTATTAGTGCTGTGGCCTACCCCGGAACCAAGAAAAAGACGTTCACG